CAAAATGGATCTTGAATTCGGTGTTGCCTCTATGGCGCCACTATTCGGCTCGTGCGACAACCAGGGCAAATACATGAAGAATAATCTTCTGGAATTGCCACGAGCCGACAACGAACATATCAAGGCGCTGATTGAGCAATTGATTACTTGGTCAGCAGGAACAAAGAATAAGCAAGACGGTCCAATGGCCCTCTGGTTTGCAGAGACTCAGATGCGTGACTATATCAATCAGTCAGGCGCTTACGGCGGATCATTCGTGAAGAATCCATTTGCTTCACGCTATCAGACAATGAACCGCAAGGTTATTAACTTAGAAGAATGGCAACGCACGCAAGAAAAACTTGCGGCTAACGGGGGATACATAAGTGGCAATAGATATTGATGTACTTAGCGTCAAGGTGCGCAAGTTACGAGATAGATTCCATACTCGTGACGCTCGCTACTCTGACCTTATGGCTATTCGCCAAGGCGACATTCAACAGGTATTTCCTGGCGCATTCTCCGAAGAATATCCAAAGCCTATGGTGGCAAACTTTATTGATGTGGCTGCCCGCGATGTAGCAGAAGTTATTGCTCCGCTTCCAGCATTTAACTGCGACACAACAGATTCTATTTCAGATCGTGCAAGAAAGCGTGCCGATAAGCGCACCATGATTGTTGCTGGCTACCGCGACTCTTGCAACCTTCAGACCATGATGTATACAGGTGCTGATCGTTACCTTACCTTTGGTATGTTGCCTTTCATCATTGAGCCTGATTATGAAAACAATCGTCCAATGATTCGCATTGACAACCCAATGAATGCCTATCCTGAATTTGACCGTTTTGGCAAGTTGCTCTCATACACCAAGCGCTACCAAAAAACAGTACGCGAACTTATCAATGATTTTCCTGAGTACGAATCACAAATCCGTACACAATACGAGAGTCGCAATTCTGAGCGTATCCTTGAAGTTTATCGCTATCAGGACAAAGAAGAACTAGTTTTGTTTGTTCCTGAAAAGGGCAACCTTGTTCTTGAGCGTGCTAAGAATCTTCTTGATGAACTACCAATTGCTATTGCTATTCGTCCTGGCGTTGACTCTGATGAAAACCAACGTGGACAATTTGACGACATCATGTGGGTACAAGTTGCTCGCGCACGTATGGCAACATTTCAACTTGAAGCGGCACAAAAGTCTGTACAGGCTCCTTTTGCTTTGCCTTCAGATGTAAACGTTATTGAGATTGGTCCAGATGCAACTATCCGCTCTGCCAATCCAGAAAAGATTCGTCGTGTTGGTCTTGAGATTCCTAATGGAATATTTCAAGAGACTAGCGAATTAGATCAAGAACTTCGTGTAGGCTCACGTTACCCACAAGGTCGTCTAGGACAGCAATCAGGTTCTATCGTTACAGGCCGTGGTGTAGAAGCACTTATGGGCGGCTTTGACACACAAGTCAAAACAGCACAAGCAGTATTGGCTGACACATTCCGTCATGTCATGCGCCTATGCTTTAAAATGGATGAACAATTATTTGGTGATGTTGAAAAGGAAGTACGCGGCGTAACCGCTGGCGCACCTTACGAAATTACCTACACACCTAAAAAAGATATTGATGGTGATTACTGGTGTGATGTAAGTTACGGAATGATGGCGGGTCTAGATCCAAACCGCGCATTAGTATTTGGTTTACAGGCTCGTGGAGATAAGTTAATTAGCCGCGACTTTTTGCGTCGTCAGATGCCTTGGGATATGAACGTTACCCAAGAAGAAGAAAAAGTTGAAGTTGAAGAACTGCGTGATTCACTCATGCAAGCAGTTGCATCATACGCAAATGCAATTCCTCAAATGGCAATGCAAGGACAAGATCCAACAAAAGCAATTGTAGCACTCGCTGCCGCAATTAAAGGTCGTCAAAATGGCGATGCTATTGAAGATGTTTTGGCTCAAGCCTTTGCACAACAAGTCTCCCCGCAAGTTGCAGCCCCTGGTCAACCAGGCGAGGCTCCTGGCGGGGAATCTACTCCACAAGGAATGCCGCAAGGTATGCCACAACCACCGCAAGGTGCAAAATCATCTGCACTGCAAAATCTACTTGCAGGACTTTCGTCTTCTGGCTCACCGCAATTATCTGCGAATGTAGCCAGACGCTCACCCGCCTAACGTTACGAGTGAGAAAAACAAAACCTATAGGAGAAAATAAATGGCAAAAGTAGCACCAGCCTTTAAGTCTAGCCTGCAATCAGCACCTGTTAAGGTTGCTATGCAAGGTGGACATGGCTCATCAGAAGCAACAACACAAAAGACAAGCATCCAAGATGCTCCTTCAATTAAGTCAACTGGAAAGTCTGACATTAAGTACACAGTACAGCCTTCTGCAACACGCGGAACAAACCCAGGCGCTAAGTAACCTTCATGCAAGAGGGCGAGCGGATTCCTACTCGTTTTAACAAGTGGGACATGTTTGCCCTTTTTGCTGATCTAATTTCTAATATTTTTATAGCCTTTGCTAATTTTGCAAATGCTCTAACAGGTATGTTTGATACAGAAGCAAGTTTCGTGGAAGATGAAAAACACTTTCACGAGTATGCCGCTCGAACCATTGAGACACTAAACGAGGGAGACTGACTATGCCACAGGCAAATAAGCCAGCAATGTCATCAGGCCCAGGGGCTTTAAGCCGACGCACCGATGGTGGACCAGCATCAAAGCAAGCACAACGTTATATCTCTGGTATGCCTAGTTATGGTGATGGCCAAGACTTAATGAACCTGCAAGCACAAGCACCAATGTCCCAAACACGCATCGGCAGCAATCCACCTTCACCTAGCGCCATGGCGCAAATGGCTCAACAAGGTGGACAGCCACAGCAACAACAAGCACAACCACAACAACCAGTTACACCTTTATCTGCACCTACTCAACGCCCAAATGAGCCAGTAACTACAGGTTCACCACTCGGTGCTGGAGCAGGTCCAGAAGCCATTGGCATTATGCCAGGTCAGGTTACACAAGGTGGACAATCTGCAAAAAATCTTGTGCAGGCTCTTGCTTCAAATCGTGACGCTTCTCCTGAATTGCAGGCCCTTGCCGCTAAATTAGGGAAGTAATTAATGTCATCAATGCAACCGATGCCACAAGTGCAACCTACTGCTCAGGCAAATATTGCTGGTGGACCAAATGTTAATACAGCAAATGACATGGTTCAAGGCAATCAAATGTTTGTTAAGCAAAATCCAGCATTAGCAGCCGTTGGTGTTGCATCTGGAAGTCAAGATACTTTTAATACACTTGCTGCGACTTCGCACATGATTGCGATTGCTAATGCTTTAGATGATCATATTGCCACATACAATTCTGCTGCATGGATGCGTAACGCTTTAAAATCTGTGCCAGATGTATCATCTGCACTTGTTCCAAATATGATTGAAACATTACAAGCGAGTAGGGCGGTTCAGTGAGTAATATTCAACCGCTACCAGCAGCCCCTGCACCAACTCCTGCACCGTCTCAAGGTGGATTTTTTAACGATATTAAAAACCTACCAGGCGAAGCAGTTAAAGCAGTTACTAGCCTTCCAGTAGTTGGTAAAGCAATTGGTACTGCTATGTCATGGGCTAATAAACCTTTGCAAGAAGTACAAAAAGATTACAAATTTATTCATAGCCTTTACGCGGATCATGGTTTTGGTGCTGGTTTACTTGGCACATTTGGCGTACTTGCAGGCGGAGCCATTGGTTCCATCCTTCCAGGTGAAGGTACAGTGCTTGGTGCTGGCATTGGTGCAGCATTAACCCGTAACATTCTTGGTCGTGTAGTTCCGACCTATCAAAATTCTTTTGACAAGTCTAATGATCCTAACTACCTTGTATCTTTTGGTAGAGATATTGCTCATGGGCTTTCTAACATTCCTGGTTTTGGCACTTTAGGCAATACAAACACTGGCCTTGGACAGGTTGTATCAGGCATCGCTGACGCTTCATTTGACTTTGAAGCAGATCCTTTGGCAACTGCAGGCAAACTTAACGGCGCACTTAAAAAAGGCAACAACATTGCTGTAGCAACTGAAGTAGATCCTGCTACTGGCTTACAACGCACAAAGATTGACCCAGATACTGGCAAGCCAATCATCCGTAATACATTGCCGTTTGCATCATCTGCCACTGGTTTGACCAACTTTCTTTCAGGAATGTCAACCAAGATCATTACCGCAGATCAATACGATCAGGTAATGGCTAACCCACTTCGTGCAGCACAAAATCGTGCTGTTAACGACATTGTTTCTGTAGCATCTAATCCAGATGCTTCATTGGCTTCTAAGGCTGGGTATATTCATACGACATATGGTATTCCTAACGGTTGGTCAGCAACCATGTCGAAGGCTTTGGCTAATGTTTCTAATCGTTTTGAAGCAGATCAAATTTTCAAGCAATCTTTGTATTCCAAAGAATTAGCAGATGCTGGTACAGCAACAAGTGAGTTGCGTCTTCCTTCACGCACTGTAGGTAAACTACTTAGCGAGAAGATTGGCCCAGATGCTATTCGCAATAGCGACCAAGCAACCAATTTTAATGATCAGGTAAACCTTCTTCTGCCTCGTAAGAGTGCAGTAATGGAGCCTGTCCTTAACGAAGATGGCACGCCTGCTTTGGATGCCAACAATCAACCAAAGATGCAACCAAAAACCAAAACAGTTTACGATGCAAAGGGCAATGCTAAACAAGAGCAGATATTTAAGATCAACGCTCCTGCATTATTTAAGCCTGGCAATGGTGCTATTATGAATGCTCTTGCTGGCAAAGTGCGCAGTTTTACAGGTAAACGTCCTTTGTCTTTTGACACAAATCAATTGGCTTTGTCTTCCGAAAGATTCGATCCTGCAGATCCAGGTGCAGCAGATACTGCTCTTAAAATGGCTTATCTTTCCATGCCAAATCGTCTTGCCGTTGAACATGCTGGAAACATCATGCTTGCAACTGATGATGGCGAACGTCTTGCTCGCTTTCGCGTGCTTCAGCAAGAAGTGCTTAAAAACCTTGGTATTGCCGATACTCAATCTAGCCAATTATTTAGTTCGCTTAAAGATGCCAGCGAAGGCAATGGCTATGACCATGCTGTTTATGGAGTTAATCAAGGGCAAGATGTTGGTGGAACTGAAATAAAACCTGAGTATGGTGGCGGAACTAAATCAGTTGCTATCACTCAAAGCCAACGTTTTCAAGGTGCAATGATTGATTTTAAAAAAGCACGTCAAGAACTTAGGGCTGCTAAAGCCTACGGTGCTTTGTATAATCCTGTAGATGATTTTTTTACTCATTACACAAACGCTATTTTTGCTCCGCTGGCTTTGCTTTCTCCTGCTTTTGGTCTTCGTGTATCTGCTGGTGAGGCATTACACCAAGTAATCCGTCGTGGATTGCCAAATTATCTTACCAACGTATTAGCAAGCACCATTGGCAATTTGGATAATAAATACAAAGCATGGCATTTAGATCGTTCTGCTATGTCATTTACAGATACAGATAAAAATGCTATCGAAACTGAACAAGCCACTGGCAAACCAGTACAAATTACAGAAAATGAAGTTACTAAAGAAATTCATTCTCGTAGCGAAACAATCCGCAAAACCTTTAAAGGTCTTGATGACTCATTAACAAGCAAGCAGGCTTGGAACAATGGCGTAAACGCTGCTCGTGCAGCACGATTTAAGATTATGCCATTGGGCTATCTTGCCAATCAATTTGCTAAATCTGAACTTTTGCCTTACTTTGTCAAAGACAAGATTCGTGCAATGGATCGTTTTCAAGATGTATACGGCAGTCGTGGACCAACGGCTGGTGTTTCTGCCGCTCACCAAGCAAGTCAAGAACTTGCGGCTAAAGAATCCATTGATGTATTTGCCAAAGAAAAAGGTTATGGATCGGTACCTGGTCAAGAACTTGCTGGCCTAACAACTGAGGATCCTCACTACCGCATGTACTTGGCTAAAAACCGTACTAACGCTGCAGCGGATTTGGCTCAACGTGATATTGCTCGTGACTATCTTAAAAGTTTAAAAGATCCTGAGTTTAAGGCTTTAAGCCCAGATCAACAATTTGCAAGCCTAGTAGATGCTCAAGCGGCTCGTATTCGTAATCCTAATATGTATCAGGCTTATCGTTCATCTATGGATGGATATACAAAATATGTTCCAGAGTCTTTTGCTAAGACTCAAATTGATCATTTACAAGGTCTTGTTCATGGGGCAAATAACAAAATTGACATTGACGCACTTCAGAAAATTGCTAAAGGCGAAGGCGTTACTGAGAAAGAATTAAAGTCATTGCCACAAGCGGCGTTACCAATCAAGGTACTTGGCCGTCTGCATATGCCTACAATTTCTGATTCACTTCAACGTGTAGAGCAAATGGGATACCGTAAGTTTGTTACTCCAGTTATGGATTACATTTCTCGTCAGCCTTTGTTTGCGGACTTCTTTACTCGTCGTTTATTAACTAACCAGCCTTTGATTGATATGGGTCTTCTTAGCGAAGATGAAGCAGTACGCATGACTGCGATGCAGGCTACACGTGAGATGATTCCAACAATTCACAGCCCTGCTATTCGTAGCCAATGGGCGATTATGCACCGTAATTTGCTACCGTTTTACTTTGCTCAAGAGCAGGCTATGCGTCGTACTGGCCGTTTGCTAATGACAAACCCACAGGCGTTTCGTGATTTTCAGATTGTACAACAGGGTCTAAACAACCCTGGTTTTGTACATACTGATGCCAATGGTCAAAAGTACATTGTTTATCCAATGCTTGGTGAATTTGGCAATGCCCTTTCTCGTGGTTTAAATTCTTTAGGCATGACCCAGTTCTCTGGTTTGCCAACATCTATTACTGGTAATACGGCGTCGCTATTGACAGTTTTGCCAGAAATTAAAACACCTGGCGTAAGCCCATTTGTCAACTTTGCTGCAAGTGAAATTTCGCAAAAGTTTCCTTGGACTACCAAAGCAGCCAACGCAACAACTGGCGGCTATTTGTCAAATAATTGGATTGACACATTTATGCCATCTTCAACCATGCGTGATTTGTTTAACGCAATGAACATGGATGATCGTGAGTCAACAGTTTACAACTCAAAGTTGTCTGCAATTGCCGCTGCTTATTACCATGGTGATTTGCCAGAAAACTACACATCTTTGCCAGCGTTTCAGCAAGCACAGATTTTGGCTAAGATTGAAAACAACGCCAAATCAAACTTGCTTATCAAAGGCTTGTTTGCATTCTTCTTGCCATTGTCTCCAACGGTAAGCAATGATTATTACACTAAAGATATGCAGACGCTACGCTCTGAGTATCTAAACTTGCTTAATACCAAGGATCCAAGCACGGGTGCTAACTACACAGCCGCTGGTGCTTTAAACAAGTTTCTTCAAGAAACAGGTTCACCTAGCAATCCTAATCGTGCGTTGGCTTACACAGTAGCCCGTACCCAAAATGGTTCAAGCGGTGCTTATGTTCCTTTGGCTGATTCAACAATTAGTTGGATTGATGGCAATCAAAAGTTGCTTAATAATCCAGCATATTCATCTGCTTCGCCATATCTTATCCCGCAGGTAGCAGATAGTGCAGATGCTTTGGCTGTTGAAAACAAGTTGTTACTTGATCATTTCAGATCAAAGGTAACTTCGCAACAATTTCTTACCTCGCTTTATGTTAAGCAAGGTTGGCAAGATCTTGCGTCAAGTTATGCTGCTTATCAAACTGTTTTGACGGATGCTCGTAAATCTAACAATCGCCAAGCAGAATATAATATTGGTCAAGCATGGAAACAAATAACGGCAAATTATGGTCAAAGTAATCCAGTATGGTTTGCAAACTATAATGATCCAACTCGTCCTGTTCAGTCAGCAAAAGTAATTAGCCAATTTCAGACTATGAACCAAAAAGGTTTGTTGCCGAATACGCCTGAGGGCAATGGCATTAAAGACTTGCTTGCAAATTATCAGTATTATCACAATGGTTTATTGGCTAATACAATCAATGGCCAACATCTTCCAGGTTACTCAACCTTGATGGATGTTTGGTATACCTATGTGGATAATTTGGCTGTATCAAATCCTCGTTTGCAAAGCGTAATAACAAGCGTATTTAGAAGGGCTGTATAATGGCTACTCCAACAACACCAGCAATTCCAAATCCTGGTGGTAGTTCCGCTGCGCCAACTTCTGCTGAAGTTGCTGCGCTTTTAGCGGCGGCTGGCGGCTCAAATCTTTACGCCAATATGAAGACGTTTACAGATACAACAAGCACAACTCAAACATCACCACAAGATGTTGAGGCTTTGATAAACGCAACAATGCAATCAATGGTTGGTCGTAATGCTACTCCTCAAGAATTGCAAACATATGGTGCTGAATTGCTTGCGGCTGAAAAATCTAATTTTGGCACATTTAATGAACAAACTACTTATGGTCCTACTGGTAAGCGTGCCGATATTACAGGTGGACAAGTATCCAGTGGTATAGATGCACAAGGTTTTCTTCAAAGCCTTATCGGTGGTAGCGCCGATGCGCAATCATACAAACTAGCAACTAGTTACTTTTCAGCAATGCAACAAGCATTGCAAAGTCAGGAGAACATTTAATGGCAACTACAAAAAAATCCATTTATGATCCTGCAACAACAAGTTTTGATCAAATTACAACTATTGAGCAAGCACAGGCTGCTGTTGATTACTGGAAAAATCAAATTCAATCTGGCCATGAAACAAGAGCCAATATTAAATCTCTTGCATTAGCAAGTCAAATTGAAGACAAATTATCTCCAACTACTGCAGCCAATGCAGCACCTGCTGCAACCTCTGGTCCAAGTGTTGCCGAAATGCAAAAAGAAGTTGCTGCGGCTCGTGAATCATTAGCACCTAAATCACCAGAAGTAACAAATCAAGTTCCCATTACTACTGCCACGCCTAATGCGGGTATTCAAACTACTACTACCAATCCAATAACAACTCCAGTTGTTGATAGTGGTACACCACCAACACCTAAAACACCAACCAATGATTTTAAAATGGTTAAAGGTGTATTTACCTACAACGGCAAGGCTTACACTGGTTTAGATCCAAAGACTAATAATTATTATGTCAAGGGTAAACTGCAATCTGATGCAGACATTAAGAATGATTTTATCAAGAACTATGGCGCACAGGCAGCAGCAGTTCTTGCAGTACCAGAACTTTCAACACTTGTTACACAAGCAGTTAAAAGTAATTATACCAAAGATCAATATGGCGCAGCATTTCTTAATACTACATGGGCAAAACAACACCCTGGTTCTATTGGAACTGCAGAACTACAACGCCTTTCAGATCCTTCTGGATACAATATTGCTTACAATAGACAACAAGCACATGCTCAGCAACTGGCAAATGAATTAGGCGCTAATTTTGATTCAAGCCTAATTGGTTCACAAATTGATGCTGCAAATATTAACAATGCAGATGCAACTAAATTTGATCAAGCCGCTGTTACGGCAGGTAAAGCAGACATTACTACTTGGATGATGCAAAATCCAAACGCCACAGATGCTGAAATTCAACAGCATATGGCTAAAGCAATGCTTAATTCAGGTGCGGTAAGTGCAACTACAGGCGGAACAATATTTAATACCGCTCAATCATTGGCTAGTATTGCTCAGCAATACGGACAAAGTGGACTTTACAATCAAGGAATGCTTAATTCATATGCAGCCAATGTTGCCGCTGGTACACAAGGCTACGATGTAAATACTTTTATGGAACAACAAAAGCAAAATGCTATGAATATTTACAAGCCATTTGCTAATCAAATTGCCGCTGGTGCTACCGTTTCAAGCCTTGCAGATCCTTATGTTAATACAATTCAAAACCTTCTTGAAGTATCACCAAGTGATGTACAACTTGGTGCTACAACAGGTTATGGTGCAATGGTATCAAAAGCCATGATGGGTGATGGCACAACCGCTATTGATCCACTTTCATTTGCCAATACCGTTCGTTCTCAACCTGAATGGCTTAATACAAAAAATGCTCAATCAACATTGCTTGGCAATGCTAATTCGATTATTCAGAAGATGGGACTTGGCTAATGGCTGTTTCAGATATTTCCGTTGAACGGATGATTAACCTTGGCGTCTCACCAGCCAAGGCAGCATCAGCAGCAGTAGCGGCTTCAAATACTACTAGCGCTGCTGGGTTTAATCAAGTTGTTTCAGATGCTGGTGGAACTGTTACTACATCACCAACATATCCACCTGCTGGCACACCGATTTCTCAATCTGCGTCACCAAACGCTGATGGTACTTTTACAATTACAACAGTTGTTGCAGATGGTAAAGGTGGGCAAACAACAACAACATCTATATCTGGCACACCAACAGCAACAACAGCAGCCAGCGACGCTCTTGCTGCACAGCAATTAGTAAACAAAACAAATCAAGCAAATGCTGCAGCACAGGCTACAGCATTACTTGAATCTTATGGTTTATCTGCAGACATAGGTGCTGGTATTACAGCCCTTGCTCAAAATGGTCTTGACTCTACAACCATTACCAGCATTTTAGATGCCCCAAATCCAACCACTGCAATTACTGCTCTTGGACTACAAGGCTCACAACTAACAGCAGCCAACCAACTTATTACATCATGGCAGGCTCGTTTTCCTGGCAATCAGGCTCGTATTGCTGCTGGTCTTAACCCAATTGATCCTGCAACATATATTGCCAATGAGACTGCATATAAGCAAGTAATGACAATGGCTGGTATTCCAGCAAGCAGCCCATTAATGCAAACATCATATCTCGGCAATTTAATGGCACAAGATGTTTCTCCAGCAGAAGTACAACAGCGTGTATCTACAGCAACATCTGCTATTCAAAATGAAGATCCAATGGTTATTGCTCAATTGCAAAGCCAATATGGACTTAGCCAATCATCAATTCTTTCACACCTTCTTGACCCAACAGTATCTGTACCTGTTATTCAACAGGAATATAACGCAGCCACGATTGCTGCAGAAGCGGCTCGTGCTGGTGTGGCAATTACAGTTGGTAATACTGGCGGCAATGTACAAGGTGGCGGATTGCTTAATAACAATTCACTTCAAATGCAATTGGCTGCACAAGGTGTTACACAATCTCAGGCACAACAAGGCTTTCAGGCCATTGCAGCGCAACAACCAGCACTTGAATCAATCGCTGGTCGTTACGGGGCAGGTATTACTGGCCCAGCAAACATCGGTCAAGCACTCACGGCAGCAACCTTTAACACCACAGGTGCCGCTGCAGCGCAGCAACAAATTAATTTACTTAAGACTGCTGAAACATCAGCATTCAGCGGTTCAGCAGGTGCTGTTACTGGCAGCCTAGGTCCACGAGATACAAGCGGACTGCAATAAATAAAATCCGTCACTAAAGACCAGCATAGATG